CAGTCACTTACGAAACATACCAGTTGGATGTCGATAGAGCCGAGAAAGCTCCTGCTGCTCGAAACGATATTTTAGCAAAGCGGTTTGGGCTCCCGATGGAGGGCTATACCTATTACTTCACTTATGAAGAAACGCTCCCCCATCCATATCGGAGTTTTTGGCAGTTGCCTTGCGCTCTTGGTGGTGACTTATCTCAAGGCGATGACTTTTGCTCTTTTACATTCTTATTCCCGTTACGAAATGGGTGTTTTGGAGTAAAAACTCGGAACTATATTTCTTCGCGAACGCTAAATAAACTTCCGGCGGCCATGCGGATCAAGTACGAGCAGTTCATGAACGAAGGAAGCCTGATTGTTCTTGAGGGGACGATTCTTGACATGATGCAAGTCTATGAGGACCTGGATAATCACATTGTTCAATGCGGTTATGATGTCCGGTGTTTTGGATACGACCCCTACAATGCCAAGGAGTTCGTTGAGCGCTGGGCCGCCGAGAATGGGCCATATGGTATTGAAAAGGCCATTCAGGGCGCAAAGACGGAGTCAGTACCTCTTGGCGAACTGAAGAAGTTGGCCGAAGACAGACTGCTCATTTTTGATGAAGAGCTTATGACTTATGCCATGGGAAACTGTATCGCTATGGAAGACACCAACGGGAACCGAAAGCTGCTGAAAAAGCGGTATGAGCAGAAGATCGATGCTGTTGCGGCCATGATGGACGCCTACATCGCCTATAAGCACAATCCCGAAGCATTCGAGTAATTTTACGGACTCGCGGGCCTATTGGTCTGCGGGATTTTTTATGTCATGAAGGAGGTGATGAGTTCCGAATGGAAATGACGCTTGGTTCCAGGCTTCGGCACGCATGGAACACATTTCTCAGCCGCGATCCGCTCAGCTACCGCTATTCCTTTGGTCCCAGCTACGCCTATCGTCCGGACCGGCCTATTTTCAGTCGGGGAAACGAACGCTCCATTGTGACCTCGGTTTACAACCGTATCGCTTTGGATGTGTCTTCCATGACGATCCAGCATGTTCGGTTGGACGAAAATGACCGATTCAAAGAAGTCATTGAGAGCGGCTTTAACAAATGTCTGAATTTGGAGGCGAATATCGACCAGACAGGCCGGGCATTCGTTCAGGACATTGTCATGTCCATGCTGGATGAGGGCTGTGTTGCCATCGTCCCTGTGGACACGACGTTCAATCCAAAGGAGACAGGCTCCTTTGACATCTCCACGATGCGGACCGGAAAGATCTTTGAGTGGTATCCGCAACATGTAAAAGTTCGGGTCTACAACGACCGCAAGGGGGAGAAAGAGGACATTCTGGTGCCCAAAAGCACCGTGGCCATCGTGGAAAATCCTTTCTACTCGGTCATGAATGAGCCCAACTCCACTATGCAGCGTTTGATTCGTAAGCTCAACCTGCTGGACGCAATCGATGAGCAGAGCGGTTCCGGAAAGCTCAACCTTATCATCCAGCTTCCTTACGTCATTAAGACAGCAGCGAGGCGTCAACAGGCGGAAGAACGCCGTAAAGATATCGAGGAACAGTTGTCCGGTTCCAAATATGGTGTTGCAACAATCTTATGAGCCAGATCGAATACCTGACGAGTATGCTTTACAGCCAGTTAGGATTGACTCAGGGCATCATGGACGGTTCCGCCGACGAAAAGACGATGCAGAACTACTACACCAGGACGATTGAACCCATCCTCTCCGCCATTGTTGACGAGATGAAGAGGAAATTCCTCACCAAAACCGCTCGGTCACAGAAGCAGTCCATTCTGTTCTTCAGAGATCCGTTCAAGCTGGTGCCCGTGGGTGAGATTGCTGAGATCTCCGACAAGATGACTCGTAACGAGATCATGACCTCGAACGAGATCAGGCAGAAGATCGGCATGAAACCCTCGACTGACCCGAAAGCGGACGAGCTCCGGAACAGTAACCTGAGCGCGCCGGCCGAGAACACCCAAACATCGCAATCCACTACAACACCAAAGGAGGACAATATTCAAAATGGAACTGAAGTATGACTTTAGTGGCTGGGCAACCCGAAATGACATTGTCTGCGCCGACGGACGCACGGTTCGCCGCGACGCTTTCAAGCACTGCGACGGGATGTCGGTTCCCATCGTGTGGAACCACCAGCACAATGACCCCGCCAACATCCTGGGTCACGCCATTCTGGAGAACCGGCAGGACGGCGTGTATGCCTATGGCTTCTTCAACGAGACGGAGAGCGGCAAGGCCGCCAAGCAGTTGGTACAGCATGGCGACGTGCAGGCCCTGTCTATCTACGCCAACGGGCTGAAACAGCAGCCCAACGGCCGCGGCAAGGACGTGATCCACGGCGATATTCGTGAACTCAGCCTGGTCGTCGCCGGGGCCAATCCCGGAGCGTTCATCGACTTTGTGGACCTGGCCCACGGTGAGGGCGCAGAGCACGAGGTCATCATCGGAACCGGCGAGCCCATCAGTCTCTGCCATTCCGACGAGGGCAGCGATTCCGGCTCCAATCCCAATCCCCCCAAGAGCGACCCCAAGCCTGATGGAAACCCCAACGAGACCATCGAGGATGTGTGGAAAACCCTCACTCCCAAGCAGCAGCTTGCTATGGGGGTCATGCTCAAACAGGCCGCCGAGGATGGTGGCCAATCGGGCGATCCTGCTCCCAACCCCGACGGAACCGGTGGTTCCGTCCAACATTCTGACAATCCTGAAGGAGGAGACAACATCATGAAGCACAACGTTTTCGACAAGCCTGACGAGGTTCAGGGTGTTACCCTGAGCCACTCCGCCCAGATGGAGATTATCGCCAGCGCCAAGACGAAGAGCGTCGGCACCTTCCAGGGCGCCCTGAAGCTCTATGCCGAGCAGAACAGCGACACCCTCAAGCATGGCATCGACGACATCGAGGCTCTGTTCCCCGAGTACAAGGATCTGAAGACCGGCGCTCCCGAGCTCATCACCCGGGACCAGGGCTGGGTCGGCGTGGTCATGAGCAAGGTCCACAAGAGCCCTATCAGCCGCATCCGCACCAAGAACATGGATGCCCGCGGCGACGACATCCGGGCCCATGGTTACCAGAAGGGCAAGCGCAAGACTCCCTCCGGTAACATGAAGCTCATGAAGCGCACCACCGATCCCCAGACCATCTACATCCGCGACTCCATGCACAGGGACGACATCATCGACATCACCGATTTCGATGTGGTCAACTACCAGTACGGCGTCATGAAGATGGCCCTCAACGAGGAGATCGCCATCGCCATCATGATCGGTGACGGCCGTGACGAGGCCGACGAGCAGAAGATCTCCGAGGAGCACATCCGCTCCATCTGGAACGACGATGACCTCTACACTATCCACTATGACGTGGATATCGAGGCCGCCCGGAATGAGATCCAGGGCTCCCGCACCGACATGAACTTCGGCGAGAACTACATCTACGCCGAGGCCATCATCACCGCCGCCCTGTACTCCCGTGAGAAGTTCAAGGGCACCGGCACGCCCGATCTGTTCTGCACGCCGCATCTGGTCAACGTGATGCTGCTGGCGCGCGATATGAACGGCCGCCGCATCTACAACTCCAAGGCCGACCTGGCCGCTGCCCTGAACGTCGACAACATTTACACCGCCGAGCAGTTCGAGGGCCTGGCCCGCACCGACAAGGACAACGTCCAGCACAAGCTCCTGGGCCTCTTCGTCAACCTGGCCGACTACACCGTCGGTTCCACCAAGGGCGGCGAGATCACCCGCTTCAACCAGTTCGACATCGACTTCAACCAGGAGAAGTACCTGATCGAGACCCGTCTGTCCGGCGCTCTGCACCGGCTGTGGTCTGCCATCGCCCTGGAGGAGCCCGTGAAGCCTGCTTCTGGCGCGGCCGCCTAAGGGAGAAAGTTCAAAATGGCAAAATTTTATGGACCGGTAGGCTATGCTGATACGGTTGAGACAGCGCCCGGCGTTCACGAGGAAAAGATCACCGAACGGATGTATAGCGGTGACCTGCTTCGGAACACCGGGCTTCTTCAATCTGCCGAAACGCTCAACGACAACGTCAACGTTGCAAATGAGATCAGCATAGTCGCCGATCCATTTGC